TCATTCTAGCGTGGACAATGTGTGGACACTCTTAACGTCAGTGCCACCGCGTAAAGGATTAAGCGTTACCGCATCTTGCAGGTACTCAGGGGCGAAATGCGCGTAGGTCATTGTTTGCTCAATTCGTGAATGCCCGAGAATCCGTTGAAGCGTGATAATGCTCCCTCCATTAATCATAAAGTGAGTTGCAAAGCTGTGACGCAATGCGTGCGTAGCCTGACCCGGTGGCAGGTCCGGTTTCAACTCCTTCATTAGTCGTCTGAACGCAGGATAGTTAGCGTTAGTGAAAAGATAACCACGCTTTCCTGAAGTGATCATTGTTGCCAGCTCCTCGGAGATCGGAACGGTTCGCGGCTTGTTGGTCTTTGTCTTAACAAACGTGACGCGATTTTGAATTATGTTTTCCGCTTTCAGTTTTGCTGCCTCGCTCCACCTCGCTCCGGTACTCAGACAAAGTATCGCAATTTTTTTATTATCCCCGTCCACTTTGGACAGTAGATCAGCGATCTCCTCTTGTGTCAGGTAGCCTGTTTCGGGCTTGTCCTCTTTCAATCGCTTTAGCCCCCTGAAAGGGTGTTCACCGAAAAATAGCTCTGCATCTATCAAAGAGGTAAACATTCCGCTAAGGCAAGTCAAATCGCGGTTGATGCTCGATGGTTTGATGCCCTGAGAGCGGCGCACTGTGCCGTACTGGCTAATCAATGACTTAGTAATCTGAAAGGCGCATGGGTCACTTGTAATCTTGGTGAATAACTCAATTTTGCCTAAATAATCTCGACCATGAGTCTCATGCTTGCCTTTCAACTCCCACCATATTTTTGTTAACTCTGACAGATGCCGCTTATCTGCCGGTTTTGCTAACCAATCTTTATTGTGGTGGTTGTACTGAGTGTGTTTCTCAAAAGCGATAGCCTCACTTTTTTTATCGAATTTCCTGCGGATGCGCTTTCCGTTGCGCCCAGCAGGTCTGACGTCCACTTCATATCGACCATCATCGAGTTTCTTAATTGTCATAAGAAAACCCTCCGAAGGTACGTTTACTTCTTGTTGTTAACTTATTGTTTTTACTGGATGAGTATTTTTCAGCCAGTAATAAACACTTTTCAAAAATGTACCTGCGATAAAGCGTTAACCAGTCTTTTGGTCTGAGTGCTGCGAGTCTGTTGTTTCTTGCCCAAAGTGTGCGAGTGCCGGTGCGATCTGCCCGGATTCTGGTGATATTTGTTCAGTTATAAACCACAAGGTGTATTTACTAAAGCGGGGGTTTTGAAGGATTTTCATCGTCACATCTGTCGGTGGAACAGTCCTTCCACTTTCATAGTAAGTCAAGGAGCTGTAAGGAACTCCTGTAATTTCAGCAAATTGCTTCCGATTCAGTCTTTCTGACTCCCTTATGAGCGCCAGCTTTTCACTGATAGCAGTTGACATGTTATCGAGATCCTCTAATAATTAACTACATACTCTATTTTGTTTCGATTAACTCTATGTTCATTACACAACATTAGAGAACATTGAAACCCATTGGTTAGATCTAGATGAAAGGTTATCAGATGATTAAACAAATTGTCAGTACCAGTGATGCTGTGCCATATCCAGAATTCGCCAAACTCATCGGCAAAACGCCTGCAGCAGTGCGTGGAATGATAGAGAAAGGAAAGCTGCCAGTAATTGAAATGACAGATCCTCAATCTGCATCTGGTCGCGCTGGAGAGTATTGGATTTATCTGCCTGCCTGGAACAACGGTATGAAACTTGCCTATGAAAGCCGCCCGAAAGAGATTCGTGAGGGTTGGCTAATGTGGCTCGGATTGGGTGAGCCAAAATGATGAGCGAGCCCCGTTGCATTGCACAGTTACTCCGTAATGAAAGCCCACGCCCGGTCAACCCCATCATCACCCACGGCAAAGGTCGCAAAGGCATCATTATCCGCACCCGCAAGCCTGGAATAATCGCCACGGCAAAAAGCTACCTCAAATCAAAAGGATTGGCATTATGACGGTTATGACTCTGGCATTAGTTCAAAAACAGCCTCAATCTCTCCGCGTTGTAATCGGTAGGCATCTTGCAGAACCTCGCTGGCATGACTCCCGTGATTTTTACAATCAGATGATGGAACGCGATCGCCTGACAGTCTGTTTTCATGCTCAGCTTAAACAGCGTCACGCGACCATGCGTTTTGAAGAAATGAACGATGTAGATCGTGAGCGTCTGGTCTGCGCGATTGACGAGCTGCGCGGTGCGTTTTCTAAACGCCGTCAGGTCGGAGCCAGTGAATCGACGTATATAAGTTATCTGACAGTAAGCCAGCGTCGCAGTTTATTCCTTCATGCTGGATTAACTGAGAACGAATTTAATCAGCCCTACTGGCGAGTTAATGAAGATTCTTGTTATTGGCGAGAGCAGTTATTCCGCGCATTACGTGAACTATTCAGCTTGTTTGAGTATGCCCCAACTATTTTGACCTCGGTTAAGCCTGAACAATATTTGCATTAATTAACTAGCAAAAAATTTTTACGCGCTTGAATGCGTGGGACATCTTTTTGTCTGGAGCCGGGTAAATGAATAAAGATATATCAGTACATCGTAGCAATATGAAAGCCCTGTTAGCGCAGGCCACCATTGAGGCTCAGCTAGTCACCGCGACGCGGTTCGCTTCTGCGCTTGATTCTCTGATAGCTCACATTTGCAAGTCTGCAATGAACCGGACGGAGATTATCGAGCTATTGGGGCAAGAATCTGAAAAGCTTCACAATTCTATTTTAAATAAGCAATAAATCAGTAAGGGGCTGTATGAGCATTAATATTGTTATCGATAATAAATTCGTAATTACCAGCGACCAATTCCAGTTTATTTTGCAGGAAAAGAAGGTCGCTAAGTCTGGAAAAAATGCCGGTAAAGAATGGCTCGATACCGTTGGCTTTTATCCATCTATCAGCAAGCTCGTTTCCGGCCTAGTGCTACACAACATTTTAACCGGGGAAGCTCGTCAGTTTTCAAACTTAGAAAAGCAGGTCGAGCAGTTAGGTCAAAAATGCCTGGAAGCATTCACCGTTAATGTCCGTTGAGACCCGAGGGCGCGTAGCCCCCTCGCCACCACCCCCGCTACAAAAAAGCACCGGTGATTCATTCGTCGGTGCTTACTCCTGGAATAACCTCAAGCAAGAGGCCATAGGCCGCGACAGACCCCTTACACGTGCCGAATTCCGTCAGGTGCAAGGCGTTTTAAACCGGATTGACCACCTGCCGTTTTTCCTGCAAACGCTGTTTACCTCGCGTTATAACTTCATCCGCCGCACAAAGAGCCCGTTGGGTGGGCTGTATTTCTTAAAAAACACCTTTGAGCGCAAGCTGCTGCCGCGTCTTGAGCGTGTTAATGAGCTATGCGGCATGAATGAGTCCGCCTCGATTGGTTTCCTGTCTGAGCGTGATGAATATGCGCGCCTGCCTGACATGAATGATAAAGAGCTTAAGAAATTTGCGGCCAGAATTGCCGCCCAGCTCTGGAGTCAGTATGAGGAATTAAGCGACGCATGGGCTGATGCTCACGGTGGCAAAGATATGCTTTTCACCGACGAGGCTCAGGCGCATTTATACGGTCAGGTGGCCGGTATTGCGCGCGCTTTCAATTTCACCCCAATGTACTGGAAAAAATACCGTAAGGGTCAGATGACGATCCGCATGGCTTTTTCCGCAATTTCCCGACTGATTAAAGAAAAGTGGTGGGTTAACCAGCTCAAGACGCAGCGTATGCGCTGGCGCGAGGCGTTGCTCATTGCCGCCGGTGAGGTCAATAAAGACCGTTCACCCTACGCCAGCAAAATGGCGATCCGCGATGTTCATGCACGCCGCCTGGCTAATCTCGAATACCTTAAATCCTGCGAGCTGGAAAACAAAGTCACCGGCGAACGCATCGACCTCATTAGCAAAGTCATGGGGAGTATTTCAAACCCTGAAATACGTCGTATGGAGCTGATGAACACCATCGCAGGGATAGAACGCTATGCGGCCAGCGTCGGTGACGTGGGGATGTTTATCACGCTGACCACTCCATCGAAATATCATCCGACCCGACAGGTCGGTAAAGGTGAAAGTAAAACGGTGCAGCTCAATCACGGCTGGAACGAAACCGCATTCACACCTAAAGACGGCCAGCGGTATCTGTGCCGAATCTGGAGCCTTATGCGTACCGCTTTCAAAGATAACGATTTAGAGGTTTACGGGATGCGGGTTGTTGAGCCACACCACGACGGCACACCTCACTGGCACATGATGCTGTTTTGCAAACCCGGTCAGCGTAAAGCCATTAACGAAATTATGCGTCGTTATGCCCTTAAAGAGGATGGACACGAAAAGGGCGCAGCAAAACAGCGCTTTGAGTCACGTCATCTTAATCAGGGCGGAGCGGCGGGTTATATAGCTAAATATATCGCCAAAAATATTGACGGCTATGCGCTCGACGGCCAGCTCGACCACGATACCGGCAAGCCTCTAAAAGACACAGCTGCAGCCGTAACCGCATGGGCGTCTACATGGCGCATCCCTCAGTTTAAACCGATTGGTCTGCCGACGATGGGGGCTTACCGCGAACTGCGCAAACTTCCTCGTGGGGTGAGTATCGCCAGTGAGTTTGACGACAGGGTCGAAGCGGCTCGCGCTGCTGCAGATGAAGGTGAGTTTGACCTGTATATCATCGCGCAGGGCGGTGCGAACCAACCGCGTGATGCTCAGGCCGTCAGGGTCGCCCGTAAAGTGACGGATGAGGTCAACGAATACGAGGAAGATATCGAGAGAGTAGTCGGTATTTATGCCCCACACCTCGGGGCTAGTCGCGTACATGTAACCCGTACCGCCGAGTGGCGCATCGTTCCAAAGGTTTTGGCCGTTGAGCCTTTGACCTTAAAAAGCGGCTCTGCCGCGCCTCGGAGTCCTGTCAATAACTGTGGAAAGCTCATCAGCGGTGGCGATCCAGTTATGACCCTCACACCGTTTGAGCAAGCCGCAGCGGTGTTAAATCTGATTGAGCGCGGGGTCATAGGCTGGAATGAGCCAGAAGTCGTGAAGGTGCTTAATGGCGCATTAAAAGCTGGTGCACCACGAAAGAATCGCCAGCAGAGAAGCAATGTGCCACTCAAAATGAGTGAGCAAGCGCCATCAGCCAGGATGACGAAGCCTGAAAGGGATCGCATCGCAAAAATTCGTTTCGATTTGGCTCAGCAAGGCATTATCCCGGAACGGTGGGAACTCGACGTACTAGCGCGTGGGGCAACGGTGATTTTTGATGGGATAGGGTATTGCTACTTGCGCACGGATGATTTTTGTGAGGACATTTATTCATTGAATAACTGGGCTGTTAGTTAAACAAAAATTGAATCATAATTACTTCCGAATGCAAATGCTTAACCCGCCCAAAATCTGTTTGAAAGGGATGTTTATGCTTATATATCAAGGTGGTAAGGAAGTTGGTGAGGATGATTTCCGTTCTCATGTTTATTCGCTGTGCCAATTAGACAATGTAGGAGTGCTCTTAGGTGCTGGCGCTTCGGTTGGTTGCGGTGGGAAAACCATGAAAGAAGTCTGGCAGTCCTTTAAGCAAGACCATCCAGATCTTTTATCGCTACTTATCGAACGTTATCTTCTCGTTTCTAGGACTGATTCAGAATCTGATTCAGTAAACGTTGAGCTTTTAATTGATGAGGCAACAAAATTTTTATCTGTAGCTAAAACAAGACATAATGAGGCTGAAGAAAAAGAATTTAGAACGATATTAAGTGCATTATACAAAGGGGTAACTAAAGCTGCGTTACTTACAGGAGAAGAATTCAGGCAAAAAAATCAAGGGAAAAAAATACAGTTTAAATATCATAAAGAGTTAATATCAAAATTAATTTCAAATCGGCAACCTGGTCAGTCAGCACCAGCACTTTTTACAACAAATTATGATTTGGCTTTAGAGTGGGCTGCGGAAGATCTTGGTATTCAGTTATTTAATGGCTTCTCAGGCTTACACACAAGACAGTTTTATCCACAAAATTTTGATTTGGCTTTTAGAAATGTTAATGCGAAGGGAGAGGCTAGATTTGGTCACTACCACGCCTATCTTTATAAGCTTCATGGTTCTCTTACATGGTACCAAGATGATAGTTTGACAGTTAATGAAGTAAGCTCATCTCAAGCTTATGATAATTACATCAAAGATATTATAAATGAAGATGATTATTATCGAGGCCAGCATTTGATTTATCCCGGGGCAAACAAATATAGCCATACAATTGGATTTGTTTATGGTGAAATGTTTAGGAGGTTTGGAGAGTTTCTTTCTAAATCACAAACAACTCTTTTTATAAATGGATTCGGTTTTGGTGATTATCATATTAATAGAATTATATTAGGTGCGTTGTTAAATCCTTCTTTTCATGTTGTTGTTTATTATCCTGAATTAGCCAAGGCTCAAATCAATGTTGATTCTGGTACCGCATCGGAAGGCGAAAAAGCAATAATTACATTAAAGCATTTAACTCTCAATCAAGTGACCGTCGTAGGAGGCGGAGGTGACGCTTACTTTGATAGTTTTGTGAAACATCTTCCATACCCAGTTCTTTTCCCTCGCGGAAATACTGTAGATGATTTGGTTGAGGCTATCTCTAAATTGTCTAAAGGAGAAGGTCATGACCCATTTTAAACTTTCAGAGCTTTCCGCGATCGGCTATGTAGTAGGATTGGAAGGTGAAAAAATTAGAATAAATCTTCATGAAGGGTTACAGGGAAGATTAGCATCACATAGGGATGGGGTTAGTTCGGTTACCCAGCCAGGAGATCTCATTGGCTTTGATGCCGGTAATATACTGGTGGTTGCTCGTGTTACGGATATGGCCTTTGTTGAAGCGGATAAAGCCCATAAAGCAAATATAGGAACTTCAGATATAGCGGACATGCCTCTTAGGCAAATAATAGCCTATGCAATAGGTTTTGTTAAAAGGGAATCTGACGGATATGTTTTTGTTTCTGAAGATTGGCGATTACCAGCATTGGGTGCTTCAGCTGTTCCTTTAACAACTAATTTCTTAAACACTATCTATAGCATCGACAAAGGTGATTTAGATAAAGCAATTGAACTTGGAGTCGATTCGCGTACCAAATCTGTACGAATACTGGCTAGTATCGATAAGTTGCTGACACGGCACATAGCCGTATTAGGTAGTACTGGCTATGGTAAATCAAATTTCAACGCATTACTGACTCGACGAATTGCTGAGAAGTATACTAAATCGCGAATAGTTATTTTTGACATAAATGGTGAGTATTCTCAGGCATTTGTGGGATTACCAAATGTTAAACATACCATTTTAGGTAAGTGTCCAGACGGAGAAGTACCTAAACCACCTTTATTACAGGGTGTGGCATACACAGAAGAATCGTATTCTTACAAGCAGATACCCTATCAGGCACTTGGTTTTGCAGGTTTAATAAAATTATTACGTCCTAGCGATAAAACTCAGTTGCCAGCATTGAGAAATGCTCTCAATGCTATTAACAGAACTCATTTCGATAAAAAAACATACTTTCTGAGAGATGGAGGTGGAAATTGCTTTAATATTTATGACGATTGTAGAGAAGAGAATCAACTGCATCTTGCTGCTTGGTTAGGCGGTTTGCGTAACAGAACATTGGATAAAGCTGGCAGGTGGGCTCCATTTAAGTGTTTAGCAAGTTTGGTTGCAGAGTTTGGCTGTGTCGCTGCCGACTCTAGGACGGGGGGAAGTAAGCGTGATGCATTTTGCTATGGTAATGTACTCCCTCTAATAAAAATCATACAGCAATTAGCTGATGATGTAAGATTCAAAAATATTGTCGATATGAATGGTGGTCAAGTTCTGGCTGACAATGGTAGGCATTGGGACGCCGCTATGAAAGATGAAGTGGACTATTTTTTTGGAAAAGAAAAGGGAGAGCCGAATGATTGGAATGTTCATATAGTTAATTTGAAAAATCTGTCACAAGACCACGCTCCAATGCTGTTGAGTGCCTTACTCGAAATGTTTGCTGAAGTTCTTTTCTTGAGAGGGCAAAACAAAGCCTTTCCAACAGTGCTACTTCTTGAAGAGGCTCATCATTATTTGAGGGATCCCTACTCAGAAGTTGATGCACAAATCAAAGCTTACGAACGTCTGGCAAAAGAAGGTCGCAAGTTCAAGTGTTCCCTGATTGTAAGTACTCAGCGTCCCTCTGAGTTGTCTTCAACAGTATTAGCCATGTGCTCGAATTGGTTCACATTGCGACTGACTAATGAGCGTGACTTACAAGCGCTCCGTTATGCAATGGAAAGCGGAAACGAATTAATGATTCGCCAAGTTTCTGGTCTACCAAGGGGGGATGCTATTGCATTTGGTTCCGCATTTAATCTCCCTCTAAGGATTTCTATTCATCAAGCTGAACCGAGCCCACGCTCATCAGACGCAATATATTCTGAAGAATGGAAGTAGCCTTGTGTTCTATACACATTTTTTTGAATTAGTGGTGCATTAATTTGCATTTTTTTTACATGTAAGGATTTGGCTACAATAGCCACAGCTGGTGCGGCTTGGGGCTCTTGATGCACCTGCATAAAATGCGACCCCTTAAGCGGGCAGGCGAGGCGGGGAAAGCACTGCGCGCCAGCGTACTTTTGCGCATTTATTTTCGCAGCCTGAGCGCGTCGCTGTGCTGTGCGAGTACGCGAGGGTGTCGGTGGGTGATGTGGGGGCGTTCGAGGCCGTGGCGGGCTTCTGAGGCGGTCAGGCGTGGGGTAAGAAAAAGCCGCCCGGAGGCGGCGGAAATCAGTCACTTTCAGTATCGAGGGTGTAGCTTTTGAACCGGATCACCTCCTGACCGGCCCACGCGTTAACCTCGCGCATTCGGTCCTGTAGCGGGATGAGCTCGTTACGGACAAACACCTTTGCCACCTTCTCGATGTCGCCGAGCGAGCCGACGTTTTCAGGCTTGCCGCCCATCAGCTGGAACGGGATGCGGTGAGCGTCGAGCAGATCGGCGGCGCTGACTTTTTTGATATTGAAGAAATCGTCTTTCGTTGCCACCTCGCTGAGCGGCACAATTTTTATGCCGTCCGGTTTTCCGTGCGGTGCATAGAAAAACAGATTTTTGAAGTTGCCGAGCCCCTTCGAACTGCGCATCGCATCGCGCAACGCCTCAACATCGGTACCGCTTTGCGCGGCGTCCGTCACATACATGATGTAACCCGCATGAGCCCCGTTCTGGTAATACTTGCGACGGAACAGCGTCGCCGCTTCATTCAGCCAGGCGGAATTGAGCGCGCTGAGATATTCCGGCATGCCGTACAGCTCCTGGTTGATGTCTGGCTCCAGCAGGTGGAATACGGATCCCGGCGCGAACGGGTGCGGCTGGTCAAATGACGGCACCCACCAATAGACATCATCTTCAATACCACGCCGCGTGTATTTTGCCGGTGACGCCTCCAGCTTCAGCGGGCGACCAGTGACACTTTTTCGTTGCTCTAAAAACGCGTTGCCAAACACCAGGAAATCGAGCGCGAAGCGGCTGAAGTCCTGTTGTGACAGGAGCGGGTGCGGAATAAACGTTGAGGCCAGAATGTTGCGCTTAACGTAAATCGGTGAGCTGTGATGAACGGCGGCGCGCAGGCTTTTCGCCAGCCCGTTAAAACTGACCGGTGGTTCGAACCAGCGGCCGTTATTGACGCATTCCACGTAATCCAGAATATCGCGGCGGTCGAGCACGGCGCTCGGTTCACCAAAGGTAAACGCCTCCATTTTTTGGGGCGCGCTGTCTTTCGTGTTGCGCGGGTGCTTTTGTGGCTGTGGCTTGCGGCCTTTGTATTTACTCATCAGTTGAACTCCAGAATGGATGATGTTGCCTGGCCGCTGCCAGCGGTAAGCGGTTCGTTTAACAGCGCGTGCATGGTCGCCCAGGCGACGTCCGCGTGACTGGCTTCCTCGGTGCGGCTGGCCTCATAGGTGGCGCTGCGCCCGCTGCTGGTCATGGTCTTACGGATTGCCATAAACGAGGTGGTGATGTCGGTGGCGCTGACGTCATATTCGAGACAACCACGGCGGATAACATCTTTTGCTTTCAGCACCATTGCGGTTTTCATTTCCGGCGTGTAGCGAATATCGCGGGCGGCGGGATAAAACGAGCGAACCAGCTGGAAGACGCCAATACCGAGGCCGGTCGCATCGATACCGATGTACCCGACGTTGTATTTTTCGGTGAGCTGACGAATGGATTCGGCCTGCGTCGCAAAGTCCATGCCTTTCCACTGATGGCGCTCCAGAATGCGGAACTTGCCACCGGCGACAACCGGCGGCGCGAGCACCACACACCCGGCGCTGTCGCCACTGTGCGACGGGTCGTATCCCACCCACACCGGGCGGGAGCCGAACGGATTGTCGGCAAACGGCGCAAAGTCTTCCCACTCTTCCAGGCTGTCGACCATGCAGCGCTGCAAATCCTCGAACGGGAACACCGACGCCTTGTCGTCAACGAACTCGCACATAAACAGGTTGCGGAAGTCGTCGACGCTGTTTTCGCGCTTGAGTTGCTCCAGATTGAACAGCGTACAGCCCCCGGCGAGCGCATCCTCAATGGTGACAATCTGCCGCCACTGACCATCAGGACACGCCACGCCAGCGGCGAGCGCGTCATGACTGATATCGATGTCGACCCGCTCGCTGGCGCGGGCCCGGCCCCGGTTGAATAATTCCCCCGACCAGAACGGATAAGCGCCGTGCGCCAGGGTGGAAGGCGTCGAAAAGTAGGTGCTGCGCAGGTGGCTTTGTGACGCCATGCCTGACGACACTTTTCGTAATTTCTGGAAGTTGGGGATCCAGAAAATTTCGTCGACATACAGGTCGCCGTTATGGCTCTGCGCGGTGTTGGAGTTGGTGCCGAGAAAAATCAGTTTTGCGCCGTTGTTGCCGATAACAATCGGGTCGCCGGTCAGCTCAACATCAACCCGGCGGGCAAACTGGATGATGTACTCGCGGAATACATACGCCTGCGTTTTACTCGCCGACAGAAAAATCTGGTTATGGCCGGTTTTCAGCGCGTGCAGCAGCGCCTCGCGGGAAAAGTAGAACGTCGCCCCAATCTGGCGCGATTTCAGAATGTCACGAATGCGGTGCTCAAGCCCGGCGCGGTGCCAGCGGAGCTGATATTCGAAAGACTCTGCAAAGAAAATCTCTTCCAGTTTTTCGATAGCCTCGTGGCTGAAAAAGTTCTTTGTCGGCTTTTTGCGGTCGCCTTTGTTGCGGTTGGCCACGCGGGGATTCAGGTCAGCCTCGTTGCCGGTCTGGCCATAGCGATTAATGCGTGCAAAGCGCTCCATCTGCCGGGCCAGAAAATCGGCGACCTTGAAATCGTGGGGCGTCAGGCTGGGTTTCGCATAAAGCTGAATCAGCCGGGCCTCCAAGGTGCTTTCGACCCGGTTCAGCGGTGCGGTTTTGTCCCACTGGTCGCGCTGTTTCCAGCTCTGCACTGTGGGGCGTTTGGTCTGCAACATGTCGGCAATCTGCGGCACGGAGAACCCCTGCCAGTACAGCAAAGCCGCCTGGCGTCGCGGGTCGTTTAACAAAGTGGTGTCGGTGGTGATGGTCATGGATGCCTCGCCGTGATTGATACAGGGCAAGGCTAAAGAAACGGGGGATGTGAATCGCTAAGGTGCTGTTGTGTGAGGGATAAGCCATCCGGGACTGATGGCGGGAGAGTGGCGACGTCGGGAAACTAGCCCCGACCCGTTAACCCGATATCAGGACTCCTGACAATGGCAAAAAAAGTTTCAAAATGGTTTCGCATCGGCGTCGAAGGCGATACCTGTGACGGCCGCGTTATCAGCGCGACGGATATTCAGGAAATGGCCGAGACCTTTGACCCCCGCGTCTACGGTTGCCGCATCAACCTCGAACACCTCAAAGGCATCCTGCCGGAAGGCCCGTTCAGCCGTTACGGCGATGTGGTCGAGCTGAGGTCTGAAAAAATTGACGACGACTCGGTACTGAACGGCAAGCTGGCGCTGTTCGCTAAAATCACCCCGACCGATGACCTGATCGCAATGAATAAAAAATTGCAGAAGGTTTACACCTCCATGGAAATCCAGCCGAATTTCGCCAATAGCGGTAAATGCTACCTGGTCGGCCTCGCCGTGACCGATGACCCGGCCTGCCTCGGCACCGAATACCTCGAATTTTGCCGGGGGGCCAAATTTAACCCCCTTAACCGCTTCAAAGCCGCACCGGGCAACCTGATTTCTGTTGCCACCCTCGCCGAGCTGGAATTCGAAGACCTGCCGGAAAATGTTTTCACCGCCCTGAGCGACAAGGTGAAGTCGATTTTCAGCCGCAAACAGGCCAGTGATGACGCCCGTTTTCAGGATGTGCATGAAGCCGTGACGACCGTCAGTGAGCATGTGCAGGAAAACCTCACCGCTACCGTGCAACGTCTTGCCGAACTGGAAAATGCCTTTGCGACACTGAAACAGGACGTCACCAGTAAGGCCGACCAGACCCGCCAGGCATTCAGCCAGTTAAAAACCACGCTGGATAACACCGAAAGTACCACGCAGCCCCGTCGCAAGCTCTCCACCGGTGGCGGTGGTGATGAGCTGCTGACCGACTGCTAAGCGGTCGTGAATTTATCGCCGGGCGACAGACCTGCCCGGTCAGACAACCCGATTTAACCCAACAGGAAAGACTATGCGTCAGGAAACCCGTTTTAAATTCAATGGCTATCTGTCCCGCGTTGCCGAGCTGAACGGCATCGACCCGGACGACGTGAGTAAAAAATTCTCCGTCGAGCCGTCCGTCACGCAAACCATGATGAACACCGTGCAGATGTCCTCGGCCTTTTTGCAGAAAATTAATATCGTGCCGGTGGATGAGCTGAAGGGTGAAAAAATTGGCGTCGGCGTCAATGGCACCATCGCCAGCACCACGGACACCAACAGCGGCCAGGAGCGTAAAACTGCCGACTTCGCTGCGCTGGAATCCAAAAAATACGAATGCGACCAGGTCAACTTTGACTTCCATTTCAAATATAAAAAGCTGGATTTGTGGGCGCGCTTCCAGGACTTCCAGCGCCGTATTCGCGATGCCATCATCCAGCGACAGGCGCTTGATTTCATCATGGCCGGGTTTAACGGCGTTGAGCGTGCCGAAACCTCTGACCGCATAGCCCATCCGATGCTGCAGGATGTCGCCGTGGGCTGGCCGCAGAAATACCGCAATGAAGCGGCGACCCGTGTGATGAGCAAAGTCGTCGACGAGGAAGGGAAAGTGGTTTCCTCTGTAATCCGTGTGGGTAAAAACGGCGATTACGTCAGCCTTGATGCACTGGTCATGGATGCCACCGACAACCTGATTGACGAAATTTATCAGGAAGATTCGGAGCTTGTGGCGATTGTGGGGCGTAAGCTGCTGGCCGACAAATATTTCCCTATCGTCAACAAAGACCAGCCCAACAGTGAAGCGCTGGCGGCTGACATCATCATCAGCCAGAAACGCATCGGCAACCTGCCTGCCGTGCGTGTGCCGTATTTCCCGCCGAACGCAATTATGGTGACGCGCCTGGATAACCTGTCCATCTATTTCATGGACGAAAGTCACCGCCGCTCCATCATCGAAAACCCGAGACTCGACCAGGTGGAAAACTACGAATCGATGAACATCGATTACGTGGTCGAAACCTACGCCGCCGGGTGCTTCATTGAAAATATCAAGCTGGGCGATTTCTCTGCCGCGCAACCGGAGGGCTAACCGATGACGAGCCCCGCACAGCGTCACATGATGCGGGTCTCGGCCATTGAAACCACGCAGCGGGAAAATAACCCGCTGCGGCATGCCACTGCCTACGAGCAGATGCTGGTTAAGCTGGCCGCAGACCAACGCACGTTAAAAGCCATCTTTGGTAAAGAGCTGAAAGCCAGGAAAAAGCGCGAGCTGCTGCCGTTCTATCTGCCGTGGATCAGTGGCGTACTGGAACAGGGCAAAGGCGCGCAGGATGATATCGTGATGACCGTCATGCTGTGGCGTCTTGATGTCGGCGATATCGGCGGCGCGATGGATATTGCCCGGTACGCGTTTAAGTATGGTCTGACCATGCCAGGCAGGCACCGCCGCCCGCCGCAGTACATGTTCACCGAAGAGGTGGCACTCGCCGCCATGCGCGCCCATGCCGCCGGTGAACCGGTCGTCGTGAGCCAGCTACTCGACACGCTGGCGCTGACCGCCGCCGCCGATATGCCTGATGAGGTGCGCGCAAAACTGCACAAAATCACCGGCCAGGTGCTGCGGGACAACAAACAGCCCGCCGACGCGCTGGCCCACCTCAGGCGAGCGATGCAGCTCGACTGTCAGGCAGGCGTCAAAAAAGACATTGAACGGCTTGAGCGAGAGCTGAAGCCCAGACCGGCAACGGTCGTTAAAGCCCCGGCAAGCGCGCCGCGCTCCGTGAAAACCACGGCACCGGCTAAACGTGGCCGCCCGAAAAAGACCGCCGGTTAACAGAATGCGCCCCGCGCCAGGGCGGCACGCCGGTCGATGAGGGTGTTTTACCCGACCTGAGACTGGCGTCCACCGCCCACCTATTCAGAGGTAGTCATGACGACGCTGATTATTAAAAAGAACGATGAGCGGCAGCCGGGTGGCGTGGTGGTCATCCCGCCACCTGCCAGCGATGAGCCGGTGGTTAAAAATACGTTTTTCTTTCCTGACATCGACCCGAAACGCGTGCGTGAAGGGATGCGACTTGAGCAGACCGTCGCCCCGGCCCGGCTGCGTGAGGCCATCAAAACCGGCATCGCCGAAACCAATGCCGAGCTGTATCTGTGGCGCGAACAGCAGATTGCCGGAGGTGTTAACACGCTGGCCGACGTGCCGGCGGATGAGCTCGACGGCGAGAGCGTGCGTGTTTTCTACTACCTGCGCGCCGTCACCTCGATGGCGACCGCTACGCTCTACGAGCGTTATCGCGGCGTGGATGCCAGCGCCAGAGGCGATAAAAAGGCCGACAGTATCGACACCACGGTCGACGAGCTGTGGCGGGACATGCGCTGGGCCGTGTCACGCGTCCAGGACAAACCCCGCTGCATCGTGAGCCAAATCTGATGCAGGCCATCGCGCAACAGGGCGACACGCTCGACATGATTTGCGCCCGCTATTACGGGCGTACTGAGGGGGTCTTCGAGTCGGTGCTGGCCGCTAATCCGGGGCTGGCCGAACTCGGCGCTGTGCTGCCACATGGCACGGTGGTCGAGCTGCCCGACGTCCAGTCATCCCCCGTAACTGAAACAATTAATCTGTGGGAGTAAACACATGACGGAAGGTGAAAAAAGCGTCCTGTCCCTCTTTGTTATCGGCGTGCTGATTGTCGTCGGTAAAGTGCTGGCCGGTGGCGAGCCCATCACCGCCCGGCTTTTTATTGGTCGCATGTTGCTGGGCGGCTTTGTCTCGATGGTGGCCGGGGTGGCACTGGTGCAGTTTCCCGACCTGCCACCCGCTGCCGTGTGCGGATTTGGCTCGATGCTGGGTATCGCCGGTTATCAGGCGGTGGAAATTGCGATTCAGCGCAGGATTAAAAAAGGAGAAAACGATGGCGGCCATTAAGACACACCCCAACGTCGCGGCATTCCTCGACATGCTGGCGTTTTCTGAAGGTACGGCGACGCACCCGCTGACGAAAAACAACGGGTACGACGTCATTGTCACCGGTATCAATGGCAGGCCGGAGATTTTCACCGACTATCGCGAACACCCGTTTGCCGGTGGGCGCCCGGCGAAGGTCTTTAATCGTCGCGGGGAAAAATCCACGGCATCCGGGCGTTACCAGCAGCTTTACCTGTTCTGGCCGCATTACAAAAAGCAGCTCGCGTTGCCGGATTTCAGCCCGGCATCACAGGACAGGCTCGCCATTCAGCTGATCCGTGAGCGCGGCGCGCTGGAAGACTTGCAGCAGGGACGCATCGAGCGCGCGATTTCCCGTTGTCGCAACATATGGGCCTCATTGCCGGGCGCGGGGTATGGTCAGCGCGAGCACAGCCTCGACAAACTGGTCGCCGTGTGGCGCAAGGCCGGAGGGGTATCCGCATGAAAATAGTCATTCTCCTGCTGGCGCTGGTCTGCGCGGGTCTGCTGTGGATGCGACACGATAACAGCAATTTGCGCACCTCATTTGAGCGTGCGAACCGCGTCGCCGGTGAACGCAAAACGACAATCACCATGCTGAAAAATCAGCTCACCGTTGCCGCAGAGCAGTCGCAGCGCAAAGAGCGGGCGCAGGTCGCCATGAGGGACAAGCTCACTGCGGCTAATCTGCTGGCCTTCCGACGTGAACAAACCATCACGAGGTTACTCAATGAAAATGACACGTTTCGCCGCTGGTATCGCGCTGATTTACCTGATGCTGTGCGCCGGTTGTACCAGCGCACCGCCTGCACCAACGCCGCCGCCGGCGATTGTTTACAACACCTGCCCGAAGGTCAGCCCCTGTCCGATGCCGGGCAGCGACCCGCTGACTAATGGAGACCTGAGCGCGGATATACGCCAGCTCGAAAACGCCCTGAAAAGCTGCGCAATCCAGGTCGATACGGTTAAACAATGCCAGGATGAAATCGATGCAAAAGCCCAACAGTCTGCGAAAAGCCTTAACTGATGCGGTGCCGGTACTGCGTACCAACCCCGATATGCTTTGCCTTCGCCTGGACGATGGCAACAATACGGCAACGCTGGCGCGCTCCCTGTCGTTTGAAAAGCGGTACACGCTTAACATCGTGGTGACGGATTTCACCGACGATATTGACCTGTTGTTTGTGCCGATTATGGCCTGGCTGCGGGTCAATCAGCCGGACATCATGACAACCGACGAGGGGAGAAAAAAAGGATTTGCCTGGTACGCCGACATCAACAACGACAGCAGCCTTGATGTCAGCATCAGCCTGTTGCTGACCGAGCGCACCCTTGTTAAAGAGGCCGACGGCTCAATGTACGTTGAAAACATCCCGGAACCGCCACCGCCGGAGCCGGTGACGCGCCCTGTTGAGATGTGGAGTAATGGCGAACGGGTGAGTCAATGGGATGAATGACTTCAAACCCTTTGAGGACAAGCTCGCCGGGTTGATAGCGGCCCTTTCTCCTGCCGGGCGGCGTCGGATAACCGCCGACATTGCGAAGAAACTGCGCCAGCGGCAACAGCGGCGCATTAAATCGCAGCAAGCGCCGGACGGTTCGCCATTTGCCCCACGTAAGCGCCCGCCCGTCAGGGCAAAGCAAGGCCGGATTAAGCGAGAGATGTTTGCGAAGCTGCGCACCAATCGCTATATGAAAGCGAGCGGTAACGACAGCGCGGCGGTGGTGGAATTCACCGGGAAAGTACAGCGTATCGCCCGCGTGCATCAGCTTGGACTCAAGGATAAGCCATCCCCCAAAAGCGCCACCGTCGAGTATCCACAGCGCCATCTTCTGGGCTTTACTGAAGATAACCGGCAGCTTGTGGAGTGCGTCATTATCGACTACCTCACAGACTGAACTGTATCAGCTCAGATTTGAGCTGATACAGTTTTATGGCTAGCACACAATCAAAACTAACAGTCTGCTTTAAGCAAGGAGCGGAAGTTCACAGTTGTACACATCACTGATGAAGGCAAAACTTAAATCTTAGTTCCTTAATTTACGGGTAGCGGATCAGGAGTACCGAGTCCTGTATGACGACTTTCCATCAGCAGGAAAAGCAATCAAAACTCCCGTTATCTTTAACCTTCACATCTTTCGAAAAGTGTGCTTAGCATATAGTTCCATTTGGCTAAGCTACAAATCATACAAAAATGCTAACATGTGTCGACGTTTTTTTTGTATAGTAGTAAGATAGATAATTACCATCAATATAATATTTGTATAATAGGTGTTTTATGGCGTCTCAACCTAAAATTATTGAGCCACAAAAAAAACAATTAAATCTACCTAGAAGATATAAAAGATTAAAAAGTTATTGGGATCCCATATTTAACCCTGGGTTTAACGGACCTACTAATGTTTTTGACTGGAATTCCAGTCAAAAAACAGGAGTTAAAAAATCTTTATGTACGTCGGATAAGCTTAAAGAATCGATGGAAAAACTTGATGTTAGAGGATGGACAGTAAAAAATTTTAGTTTTATTGAATGCGATTTTTCTGGGAGTTTTAATTCAATACTATCATTCAATGCATGTGCTTTTTCAATATGTGACATGGGTTCTACGATATGGCGAGGAGTAAAATTTTCAAATTGTAATTTCACACGATGCTCATTCACAATGGCAACATTTGAACAATGTATTTTTCATAATTGCACTTGGAATGAAATAGGTATCTCTGGGACTGAAACAAAGTTATTTGATACAATCATAACAAATCCTGAATCTTTCATTTCTGCAGGATATACAAATTTGGACGAAGATGCGCTAAAGCAATATGGTCCTACAACGCCAGATTACCAAATTCTAAGGCTGGAAGAGTCTAAGGTAAAGTTAGCCAGAACAGTTCTGTCCAATAATGAAAGAAATGCAGAAGATATTGCGTATTACGAATCTGTAAAAATATATCTTAAACAATCAATTAGGGCTAAAATATCAAAGGCAACCTTTGAAAAAAAACAGAATAAAAGTATAGTAAAAAACTCGATATCTCAAACTCTTGGTTTCTTTGAGCAAATAGTTATTTCACTTTCGGGTTTGATAAATGGTTGGGGTGGCAATATTAGTCGAGCTGCAATATGTGGTGGAAGTATCATATTTATATTTTCTCTGTTATATACTTACAATATATTAGGGATATTGCCATCTATTGCATGGAAGTTTGCCCTGATTAAATCATTTGATATCACATTGCTAATTGGTTATACAAAACATGCAACATCTGCTCAAACATGGCAGGAGCAGACATTTTACGGCATCAACGCCCTGCTAGGATTGTGGTGGTATGCTATATTTGTCCCAACTGTAATCAATAGAATATGCAGGGTGCGATAATGGCTATATTAACTTTAACCATATATGGTAGCCGGGCTCGGGGTGACTATACTGATTCATCTGACATTGATTTGTTTGCAATCACAGATGAAGACCACTATAGAATGATTATTGAAGGTAAAACTAATTTGGCATGTTACCCAAAAGACTTGGCTGAGCAACGTGCAATGAATGGTGACTTATTTATTCTCCATATTTGTAATGAGGCTAAAGAGATTTATGGAGGTGGTTTTTATTTTAATTGTCTCAAGAATGCCTTCAAGTACAAACCAAACTACTATCAAGAAAAAAACAATGCAGCCGAATTGGCTTGGTCATTAATAGATCTAAGTTCAAAGTTCGACAATGTGCTACTTCTTAATAGAAGGATAGCATGGTGCGTTAGAACAATATTAATTGCATCAGCGGCGGAAAGTCACGAACCCATATTTTCAAAAGAAAGTCTAGTTGAGTATTCAGGCAATAAATTAGTTGATAAATTAATATCATTAAAAGACTCATCTATATTTAATCGAGCCAGCATGAGTGAATTGGAAATGTTTTTGATTTCTTTAGGTTTTTATAGGCCGATATTACCTAATGTCAGTCTGAATACGTACCGTGACAGGTTTTTAGTCACAAATAATGAAATGGGACTAAAAACATTAATGAGTTTATCCATAGACAATACATTGTTAGGGTATTCATAAGCATCTGAAAGGGAAAGAATGCAAAATGATAAGAACATTGGAATTCATAGATTGGAATAAATTCCTCGAAGAAAAAAATGAGCATATTACATTGGTACTTGACTTTGAAATTGATGCGGGGTTTAGTTTTACTAATGCTGTTGCTTTAAGAAAAATGTATAAAACCAATTCAGCTGTGCCGCTTGATGGCTCACTTTGCGTACCATCTAAATTATTGCGATTCACTAACCTGGTTTTTTCAGATGCTATTGTATTGCATTCTGTCACAATCGAATCTAATGATTTTCAAAAAATAGAAACGACTGAGCGCTATACTCTGTCAGCTAATTTCTCGCCTTGCAGTATTGATTATGAATTGATTAGCTTGGAATTGTCTCGACTTATAGAAAGGAAAGGGGGTTCTTCTAAAGAAAATATCATTATGTTATATATGGTGAGTTATTTTCAATCTCTCGCTAATATTGTAAAAAACAATATTATTTCTTTCGTAGGGCTTTCGGGTTTTTTCACAAAATTTGTGAGTGGATCTTATAATTTATATTTTATTAAAGACGGCAAACCTTATCGCATTGTTCAGGAGTCAGGGGGGGAGGAAACTGCGGGGCATAATCCTGTACACCCAAACTCACTTGTAGCAAGTATTATTCAGAAAAAATATGAGGTGCAATCAAATATTCCTAGTAACGTTAAGACCTATCTTATTAAGGGATTGCACTATAAGTTCCTTGGTTTTTATGATGAAAGCTTTATAACTTATTATAAAATTGTAGAAACAATATTTAAAGGGAGTGTCTTCCCATCTATTTTAGCTCAAGAGATATTCGGTTGTGATGATAAAAAATTGATCGCCACCCTCAAAAATTCAAACCAAAAAACCATGATGCTTTTTATTTTTCAGTGGTTAGTGTTTAATGAATTTCTTGAAAAAAACAATGAGAGTAGAAAAGATCTTATGGATAAACTGCTGGCAGCTAGTCAGTTGCGCAATGATATATCGCACAGTGTCGATCAAAGTGAAGAAAGCAAGAAACAATTGCCGTTTATCATTTTGCTTTCATGCGTTCTGATAGAAAGCACAATGACTCATCGCCAACCAATAAAAGTAATGAAGACAGAATAGATAAATTTGTATTCACCAGTGCTCGATACAAATTTATCTACCCAGAGAGATTATTAAAATAATTAAATATCCACTTGTGACACAGAGCTACTTGTCCGATTAGGTTTGGCTCTGTGCCATGGATGTGTCAGGTCAAATCCTGGCTGATACAGATAACGTTGTGCCAGCCAGGGCAAAACGCCCGCAGATTGCCGCCAGATCCCTCCGGCGGCATCCTTTCCCCCTATGAATACTCTCGCATCTATCCAGGAACTTGCACGGGCGATACGCAACATGATCCGCACCGGCGTCATTGTCGAAACTGACCTCGACGCCGGGCGCTGTCGCGTGCAGACCGGCGGCATTTATACCGACTGGCTCCAGTGGCTGACGCACCGGGCCGGGCGCTCGCGCACCTGGTGGGCTCCCTCTGTTGGTGAACAGGTGATGATTCTGGCCGTGGGCGGCGAACTTGACACTGCCTTTGTGCTGCCGGGCATTTATTCCGACGACCACCCTGCGCCGTCGGCCTCGGCGGATGCCTGGCACGTTGAATTTCCCGACGGTGCCGTTATGAGTTATGAGCCGGAAAGCGGTGCGCTGACCGTCGCTGGCATTAAAACCGCCGATGTGACCGCTTCCGGTTCGGTTGCCGTCAGCGTGCCGGTGGTGCTGGTCAAAGCCTCCACCCGCGTCACCCTCGATACCCCGGAGGTGGTCTGCACCAACAAACTGACCACCGGTACGCTGGAGGTGAAGCAAGGCGGCAGGATGTCCGGCGATATTGAGCACAGCGGCGGCGCTTTCACATCAAACGGTGTCCAGGTGGATAAACATGGTCACGGCGGCATCAGGCGTGGCGATGAATGGACGGAGGGGACCCGATGACAGCCCGTTACCTCGGCATGAACCGTGCGACCGGCGAGCGTATTTCAGACGTGGACCATATCAGCCAGAGCATCGGGGATATTCTGCGCACGCCTGTCGGTTCCCGCGTCATGCGTCGTGAATACGGCTCGCTTCTGTCGCAGATGATTGACCAGCCCCAGACCCCGGCGCTTGAGCTGCAAATTATGGCGGCGTGCTACATGGCAATCCTCAAATGGGAGCCGCGTGTCAGGCTGACCAGTATCACCACGGCGCGGCAGTTTAACGGGCAGATGGTCGTTGAGGTGACCGGACAAATCACCGATACCGGCGAGAGCCTTTCCTTAACCATTCCTGTGAGTTGAGTCTATGGCAGTTATCGACCTGAGCCAGCTCCCCGCGCCTGATGTGGTGGAAACGCTGGATTTTGAAACCATCCTCGCAGAGCGTAAGGCCACGCTGGTTTCGCTCTACCCGGAGGATGAGCAGGAGGCGGTCGCCAGAGCGCTGACGCTGGAGTCAGAGCCACTGGTGAAATATCTGGAAGAGAATGCCTACCGGGAGGTGATTTTACGCCAGCGTATTAACGAGGCGGCACAGGCCGGCATGGTGGCCTATGCCATTAAAAACGACCTCGACCAGCTTGCGGCAAATAATAACGTTGAGCGCCTGGTTATCACCGCCGCAGACGACACCCAAATCCCGCCGGTGGCGGCGGTCATGGAGTCCGACAGCGATTTACGTCAGCGCATCCCGGCGGCCTTTGAAGGCATGAGCGTTGCCGGGCCAGCGGGTGCCTATGAATTTCACGCCATGAGCGCCGATGGTCGGGTGGCGGATGCCACGGCGAACAGTCCCGCCCCCGCAGAAGTCACTGTCGCGGTGTTGTCGCGGGAAGGTGACGGAACGGCATCGAATGATTTGCTGCTGGCCGTCACTACGGCGCTGAATGATGAGACGGTACGCCCGGTCGGTGACCGCCTGACGGTTGTTTCGGCTGAGATTATCCCTTATGCCGTCGACGCCGTGCTGTACGTGTACCCCGGCCCGGCGACCGAGCCCATTCTGGCCGCCGCCAGAACACAACTGACCGCCTATATCACCGAGCAGCGTCGCCTCGGTCGTGACATCCGGATGTCAGCGATATACGCCGCGCTGCATGTGCAGGGTGTCCAGCGCGTTGAGCTGCTTCAGCCGCGGGCGGATGTGGTGCTTGATAAAACTCAGGCCGCGTACTGCACCGACACCCGCGTGGTGATTGGGGGCTCGGATGAGTAATTCACTGATGGCGACCGGATCATCACAGCTGGAAAAGCGCGCTGCCGCCGCGTGCGCCGTCATCAGTGACCTGAATGTCCCCTTGCGTGACCTGTGGAACCCGTGGAAATGCCCGGTGAAATTCCTGCCGTATCTGGCGTGGGCGTTTTCCGTCGACCGCTGGGAGGAAACCTGGTCAGAAAGGGAAAAGCGCCAGGCGGTCAGCGATGCGTTCTGGATCCACCAACGCAAGGGGACGGTGGCGGCGGTTCGCCGGGTGATTGAAAACCTTGGCTACAGCATGACGCTTCAGGAGTGGTGGGAGGTGGCCGACCCCGCCGGGACGTTCCGCCTTGAGATTGACCTGAATGATATCGGTATTACCGAGACGATGATTAAGGAGCTGGAGCGGATTATTGGCGATGCGCGACCGGTCAGCCGCCATATTGCCCGCCTGTCACTGTCAGCGAGTACAACCGGTCCGGTGTATACCGGCGCGGCTTCGTGCGGCGGGGAGGTTATCAGCGTGTATCCGCCGGAATACACGCCGGATGAGGCTGCCCGTTATGACGGCGGCGGGTTCCATTTCGGGTCGGTCACCTATACCGAAAACCAGCGGGGAGAAGACCCTCACCGCTATGACGGTCGCACTTTTCACGATGGCCGTGGCGTTTACGCAGGAGAATAACATGAGTGCAATTAACGAACAGACGAAATGGGAAGATGAGGTTTACCTGCTGGCGCGTGAAGACCGGGTGGAGGGCGGCATTTATGGTCCGTCAAACAAACAGGCCCGGCAGCTGGCGAACCGTACCCGCTATTTAAAAACCGCCGTTGAGTCGCTGCAGGACTACCGGGATTACACCTTCTTCATGACCCCGGATGACCCGGACGGCACCGTTGCGGGGCTTGCCGGTACGCCGGAGGGGAAACTCTTTCGCGTGGTGGTGCCTGACAGCGAGGGGCAACTGCTGGCCTTTATCTATTACCAGAAGCGCAATGGCCAGGCGAACCGGCAGAATGCGCTGGCAAGTCAGCAGGCGATTACGTCCCTGCGCCAGCTGCTGGAGCAGGACACCGGCGCGGCGCTGGATGGCCTGACCGCATTGCAGTCCGGTCTCCAGTCGCTGACGGCCGCCCTGATGCAGCTCGGTCTCGATGAGATGGCCGCGCAGGTGACCAGCATGGCCGCCTCGCAAAAAAGCCAGTCAGACCAGATTCAGGCCCTGATGCTGGCGTTTCAGTCCGGTATGCGGGCGCTGGCTCTGGTGGAGGCCACCCCCGAGGAGGTGGAAAGTCATCAGCTGAGTAACCTCTATGCCTTCCAGGTGCTGGCCCGTCAGCTGCTCCCGCTCGACGGTTTCGACCCGTCAGCGGCAGGCAGCGGCACGGGAAACCGGGAGGCGCAGGCGAAATATCCGGGCGTGTTTGCCTTCGGTGAGCCGCGCGGTCTGATTCGCCTGGACGTGACCTCCGACAGCGGCGCGCCGACCAGCAAGGACAACCCGGTTAACGGCACCTTAAAGGTGGACGTCGACGGGGAAATGTTCACGGCATACGTGTCCTTCAAGGTTCAGGGGGCCTCGTCGGCGGGATACCCGAAAAAGAACATGAAATTCGAGCTGTTTGCCGACGCGGCACATACCGAAAGCGTCAGCCTGAAAATCGGCGATGTGGTGCCGAAGGACAAATGGATTTTCAAGGCGAACTGGATTGACTCGACCCACCTGCGCAATGTGCTCTGCTACAACCTGTGGCAGAAGGTGATGGCGACCCGCAGCGGCTGGCCGCGCCGGGATATTGATAACAGCTACGTGGGTAAACTGGGGGCCAGCGCCATTGATACCGGCGCCATCGGCTGCCCGAAGGGGTACGCCTGCGTGCTGTATATCAACGGTGAGTTCTACGGGATAGGGGATTTTCTCTACAACTCGTCGCGCAAGGATTACAACATCGCCAAAAACAGCCCGGAGCAAATCATGATTATCTGGGACGGGGCGATTAACATCCCGGCGCTCACGGATAACGGCACCTGGGTGATGGACTCGCCCTCGAAACCCACGGGGGAAACGGCTGCCTGCCTCGACCGCTGGCGGGACTTCGCGCAGTCCGCACAGGACGCGTTTACCGCCACTGCCGGTACGCATCTGGATAAAAACAACGTGGTGGACTTCTACGTCTTCCTCAGCTTTATCTGCGCCCCGGACTGCGTGCAGAAGAACACCACGTTTATCACCTGGGACGGCACGAAATGGTTTTTCATGCCCTATGACCTGGATACCACCTTTGGTCTGCATTACGCCGGGACGTCGATTGCCTATCCGCCAGAACTGAATCTGTTTGATAACGGTCTCGCCATGCAGGTCAACCGCACCTTCTGGAAGAAGGTCCGTACCACCTTCCAGGCGGAAATGAATGCCCGCTATGCGGAACTGCGGGATAACGGTCTGTTTTCACAGCGCGGCGTGCTGGAGCTGGCCCGCGACCTGCTGGGACGCTACACCCCGGAACTGATGCAGGCTGAATATGAAAAATGGCCGAATGTGCCCTCCCTGAGCATCACCAGTCTGGACCAGATAATGGACTGGACCCGACAGCGTATTGCATACCTGGACACTTTTTTCAGCTACCACCAGTAAGGACACCACCATGACCACGATTTTAGTCAAAGATGCGCTGCGGACCTCCGTTGAGGCGGCTTCGGGCGGAAAACAGACGGTGCTGTATACCCCGAAGGGACAGCCGACCTTTGTGAACATTATCCCGAAGGTGAGTATCGAAAGCCTGAACCCGGCGCTGGGGATTTCCGGCGTACATCCGGCCTTTAAGCAGGGCGACAGGGAAATCCCGTATCTGTATGTCGGAACCTATCAGGGATGCGTGCTGAACGGCGAGGTCCTGAGTCTGCCCAGTGTGGATGCGAATGCCTGTAACGCAACCAGCGCCACCCTTTTCCCGTTACTGAAAGCGATGGGCAGCACCTGGCACGGCATGACGTCGGTCGAGTGGGCGCTGATGCAGGCGATGGCCGTGAAAAGCCGGTACAGTCCCCTGGGTGCCGATGTGTACGGCAAGTCCGCGCTGGATGCGACCCAGACCGGACGCCGTATCGACGGCAAAGAGGCAGGCGATTTGTCCTCGCAGTCTCCGCGCATTTATACCGGCTCCGGTCCGGTCTCTTATCGCCAGGACAAAAAATACAACGGTATCAGCGACCTTGCCGGAAATGTCTGGGAGCGTACCTACGGCGCGCGTGTGGTGGGTGGCGAAATCCAGCTCTACGGGACCGGCAATGAGGCCGCGCTCGCCGCCTCCGCGGTGTTCAGTGCGCACGGCGCTGATGTGCCGGGCTGGTACGCCATCCATGCGGTGACCGGGGCCTTTATCACCCCGACACATACAGGGAACACCACCACGGCGGACTATGTGGCCACCACCCCCAACAGCGTGCGGGCGGTGACAAAAACCACCGGGCTGGCTGACAACGAGTTTTATCACCCGGCCTGGGGCGGGACCTTCGTTCAGCCGCAGAACACGCTGCCGGAAGCGGTAAAAAATCTTCTGGAGCTGTATGGCGTGTGGCCGTCCCTGACCGGGAAGGCGATTGTCCCGGCAGGGTCCACTGTCAACTACAACGCGGGCGCGACGACCTGCATGCATCCGGTGCGCGGTAAGAACGATATTTTCCAGTTTGGCTTTGCCAACAATATCGAGGTGCTGAATTCCGAGATGGGTCTGCGCCCGGTGTATTACGCGCCCCTGAGTTAATCCCGAGGCCGCCCCGCTCCGGCGGGGAGGCCCGCTATTACGGACTGCCTTATGAGTAAAAAATTCAGCGCCATACTGACCGCGCAGGGGGCTGAACGCCTGGCCGCTGCGGCGGTGAAGGGTATCCCCCTGGGTATCACTCACATGGCCGTCGGCGACGGGGGCGGCGTCCTGCCGGTGCCGTCCCCGGACCAGACCGCCCTGATTAACGAGCAGTACCGCGCACCGTTAAACCGGCTGGTTATCGCCGACCAGGCGGCAAATGTTATCCGCGCCGAAATGATAATGCCGCCGCAGGCCGGGGGCTTCTGGATACGCGAGGCCGCACTCTTTGACGAGACCGGTATCTGCCTGGCGGTGGCGAACCTGCCCGAATCCTACAAGCCGCTTCTGGCGGAAGGGTCGGGACGTTTTCAGGTGATTAATATCTGGCTGATGGTAAGCCAGACTGCCGATGTGCAGATGATTGCAGACCCGTCAGTCATCCTGGCGACGGTGGAAGAAGTCCGCCGGGCGGGGAACAACGCCAAAGATTATGCCGATGACATTGTTTCCACCCTGGAGAATGAGACAAGGGAGGCCATCACCTCAGCGGTCAGCACCGCTATCCGTGATTTCTGGGAAACGGAAAACCCCGTCGGCACGGTCCGGTTTTACAGCCAGCATGTGGACCCGAATGAGCGCTACCCGTGGTCAACGTGGATGTATACCGGTGAGAACAGAACCCTCCGCGTGGCAAAAGCGGACGGTTCGACCGTCGGCGCCACCGGCGGCAGCGATACGGCCATCCTGCAGCGGGCGAATCTTCCCGCTGTGCAGATTGACGTCAGCGGGGAAACCAGTGAGCAGCCTGAGCAGAAGCTGACGACCACGCGCGGCGGTATTCACCATCATGGTGGTGTGGCCGGTAAAGATGACCCCTGGGAAATCGGCGGGGATGTGCGGCAGCTCTTTAACCCGAAAGAGCCGGGTGTGACGGATGATGCCGGAGAGCACGACCACGAAGTCACGGTACCGGCGCACAAACACACGACCAGCGGCAAAACTGACAACCTCGGCGAGGGTAAATCGTTCAGTGTGGTGGAGGCTCACATCCTGCTGATGTGCTGGAGCCGCGTAGCCTGACTCTCTGACGGTCATTCCTGTTGTGCTGCCCCTGTTCCAACGGGGATGACTCGTCACCACTTCCCTCACGACTGAAAATAATGCTTACCCTTAACCACGGAGTTAAACGGATGAGCGATTTTCATCACGGCGTCCAGGTTGTCGAGATTAACGACGGCACCCGCGTCATTTCCACCGTATCCACAGCGATTATCGGCATGGTCTGCACGGCCAGCGATGCCGATGCCGCTACCTTCCCGCTCAACAAGCCTGTCCTTATTACCAGCGTGCAAAGCGCGATTGCGAAAGCGGGTACCAAAGGCACCCTGTCCACCTCCCTCCAGGCGATTGCCGACCAGTCGAAGCCGGTCGTTGTTGTTGTACGCGTTGCGGAAGGGACCGGCGACGATGCCGAAGCGCAGACTGTCTCTAATATCATCGGCGGCACCGACGAAAGCGGCCATTACACCGGGCTCAAAGCGCTGCTCACGGCGGAGGCCGTCACCGGCGTTAAGCCGCGCATCCTTGGCGTGCCGGGTCTCGATTCCCTTGAGGTGGCGACCGCGCTCGCGCCGGTTTGTCAGAAGCTGCGCGCGTTTGGCTATATCAGCGCCTGGAACTGTCAGACCCTTTCCGAGGCCATGCTTTATCGTAAGCATTTCAGCCAGCGCGAGCTGATGGTTATCTGGCCGGATTTTCTGGCATGGGATACCACGGCGAACGCGACTGAAACCGCCTGGGCGACCGCTCGCGCGCTGGGCCTGCGCGCCAGAATCGACCAGGACACCGGCTGGCATAAAACCCTGTCAAACGTCGGTGTGAATGGCGTCACCGGCATTAGCGCGTCGGTGTTCTGGGATTTGCAGGAATCCGGCACCGATGCAGACCTGCTTAACGAGGCTGGCGTCACCACTCTGATTCGCAAAGACGGTTTCCGCTTCTGGGGTAACCGCTCCTGCTCCGATGACCCGCTGTTCCTGTTTGAGAACTACACCCGCACCGCGCAGGTTATCGCCGACACCATGGCCGCCGGTCACATGTGGGCGGTCGACAAGCCCATTACCGCCACCCTGATCCGTGACATCGTTGCGGGTATCAATGCGAAATTCCGCGAGATGAAAACGGCGGGCTACATCGTCGATGCGACCTGCTGGTTTGATGAAGCGGCCAACGACGCGGCGACCCTCAAAGCCGGGAAACTGTATATCGATTACGACTATACGCCGGTTCCCCCTCTCGAAAACCTGACGCTGCGCCAGCGCATTACCGATAAATACCTGGCGAATCTGGTGTCATCGGTGAACAGCAATTAAGGAGCCTTAACCCATGGCAATGCCGCGCAAACTTAAATTCCTGAACACATTTCTGGATGGCGTCAGCTACCTCGGCGTTATCGAGTCCGTCACCCTGCCAAAACTGACCCGTAAGCTGGAAAACTACCGGGGTGGCGGGATGTCCGGCTCGGCTCCGGTCGATTTCGGCCTCGACGATGATGCGCTGACGATGGAAATCTCCCTCGGCGGCTTCCCTGACGATGCTATCTGGTCGCTTTACGGTGCCGTCGGTACCGGGACGCTGCTGCGCTATGCAGGCTCGTACCAGCGGGACGATACCGGCGACACCGTGGCGGTGGAGGTGGAGACCCGTTTTAAAGTGAAAGAAATCGATAACGGCGAGAGCAAACAGGGCGAGGATACCAGCAGCAAGTTATCGCTGGTCTGCACGTACTACAGGCTGACCATGAACGGTAAAGAGCTGGTCGAAATCGACGTCCTCAACATGATTGAGAAGGTGAACGGCGTCGACCGACTGGACCAGCACCGCCGCAATATCGGCCTGTAATTTTTCCCCGGTCAGCACGGCTGGCCGGTCAACCCTGAATCCGTAAACAGCGAGAAACTTATGAGCAAAGAAAATATCGTCACCCTGGAAAACCCCGTCAAACGCGGCGAGCAGGTCATTGAAAAAATTACCCTGATGAAACCCAACGCCGGGACCCTGCGCGGTGTCAGCCTGGCCGATGTCGCCCGCTCTGAAGTCGACGCCCTGATTAAGGTGCTGCCGCGTATGACCAGCCCGTCACTGACCGAGTCGGATGTCGTGATGATGGATTTGCCCGACCTGATGGCGCTGGCAACGAAGGTGATCGGTTTTTTGTCGCCGAATTTGGCGGATTAAATTTCCCGAAAAACCTGTCGGTCGATGATCTGATGGCGGATATCGCGGTGATTTTTCACTGGCCGCCATCAGAGTTGTATCCCATGAGCCTGACCGAGCTTACCACCTGGCGAGAAAAGGCCATTCAACGAAGCGGAAACACGAATGAGTAGCGACGTTAAATTACAGGTTTTACTCAAGGCTGTTGACCAGGCGACCCGCCCGTTTAAAACCATCCAGACAGCGAGTAAAGCGCTGTCTGGTGATATCCGGGAGACGCAAAAATCACTGCGTGAACTGAACGGTCAGGCATCCCGTATTGACGGGTTTCGCAAGGCCAGCGCGCAGCTCGCTGTTACCGGTCATGCGCTTGAGAAAGCCAAAGCAGAGGCAGAGGCGTTAGGTACTCAGTTTAAAAATACTGAGCGCCCGACCCGGGCACAGGCGCAGGCACTGGAATCCGCTAAACGCTCTGCGGAAGGGTTACAGAAGAAATACAACAGCCTTACCGAGTCAGTGAAACGGCAACAGCGTGAACTCGGTGCCGTGGGCATTAATACCCGCAATCTCGCGAACGATGAAAAAGGGCTAAAAAATCGGATAAGCGAAACAACGGCGCAGCTCAATCGCCAGCGTGAAGCACTGGCGCGCGTCAGCGCGCAACAGGCAAAGCTCAATGCGGTTAAGCAGCGATATCAGGCCGGTAAAGCGCTTGCCGGAAACGCCGCGACAATGGGGGGCCGCCGGTATTGGTATGGCAACAACCGGCACGCTTGCCGGGGTGGCGCTGATGAAGCCCGGTTATGATTTTGCGCAGAAAAACGCTGAGTTACAGGCGGTGCTCGGTGTGACAAAAGATTCGGCAGAAATGTCAGCGCTGCGAAAACAGGCCCGGCTGCTGGGCGACAATACTGCCGCCTCTGCCGATGATGCGGCCGGTGCTCAGATTATTATCGCTAAAGCGGGCGGCGATGCGGCAGCAATCCAGGCAGCGACCCCCGTCACGCTGAATATGGCGCTCGCTAACCGTCGGACGATGGAGGAGAACGCCGGTTTGCTGATGGGGATGAAATCAGCTTTCCAGCTTACTAACGATCAGGTCTCTCACATCGGTGATGTCCTGTCGATGACAATGAATAAAACCGCCGCAGATTTTGACGGGTTGAGTGATGCGCTGACCTATACCGCGCCGGTGGCGAAAAATGCCGGTGTCAGTATTGAGGAAGCCGCTGCAATGGTTGGCGCACTTCATGATGCGAAGATTACAGGTTCAATGGCGGGGACGGGGAGTCGTGCCATTTTAAGTCGACTACAGGCACCCACCGGGCAGGCATACACGGCGATTAAAGAGCTCGGGATTAAAACAGCAGACAGTAAAGGGAATACCCGCCCTGTATTTACCATCCTGAAGGAAATGCAGGCCAGTTTTGAAAAAAATAAGCTGGGTACCGGTCAGCGCGCCGAATACATGAAAACGATATTCGGTGAAGAGGCCAGCTCGGCCGCCGCTGTTCTGATGAACGCAGCGCAATCGGGAAAGCTGGACCAACTCACTGCGGCATTTAAAGCCTCGGACGGCAAGACAGAGGAACTGGTTAAGGTTATGCAGGATAACCTCGGCGGCGACTTTAAAGAATTTCAGTCTGCGTATGAGGCTGTTGGCACCGACCTGTTTGACCAGCAGGAATCCTCATTACGCAAACTGGTGCAGACTGCAACCGGCTACGTGCTCAAACTTGATAAGTGGATCCAGCAAAATGAAGCGCTCGCGCAGACGCTTGGGGTGATTACCGCCGTGGCGCTTGGCGTGGTGGGTATGATTGGGGCCATTGGGCTGATTGCCTGGCCGGTTATAACGGGAGTTAATGCCATCATCGCCGCTGCGACGGCGCTCGGTGCCGTATTTACTACGGTGGCCGGCGGCATCATTACCGCTATCGGCGCGATTTCCTGGCCGGTTGTTGCGGTCGTGGCCGCCATTGTCGCCGGGGCATTGCTCATCCGTAAATACTGGGAACCTGTCAGCGCATTTTTCGGCGGTGTGATTGACGGCTTGCGGGCCGCCTTTGCGCCCGTAGCTGACCTGTTTGCGCCACTTAAACCGATGTTTGACTGGCTGGGCGGAAAACTTAAAGCCGCATGGGACTGGTTTAACAACCTGATTACGCCGGTCAAATCCTCACAGGAAACGTTAAACCGTTTTCGTGATGCCGGTGTGTTGTTCGGTCAGCGCCTGGCGGATGCCTTAACGCTGCCGCTGACGGCATTTAATAAGCTGCGCAGCGGTATTGACTGGGTGCTTGAGAAGCTCGGCGTTATCAATAAAGAGTCCAGCACGCTTGACCAGACTGCCGCGAAAGCGAACGCCGCCACGCAGGGTGGCTCTTATATTCCCGCGACCAGCACTTATGGCGGTTATCAGGCTTATCAGCCTGTGACGGCTCCCGCCGGTCGTACCTACATTGACCAGAGCAGCCCAACCTATCAAATCAACATGCCGGGTGGTGCGCCGGGCGGTCAACTCGGAAACCAGTTGCAGGACGCGTTAGAAAAATATGAACGCGATAAGCGGGCCAGAGCCCGAGCCAGCATGATGCACGATTAAGGAGGTGGATGATGATGCTAGCTCTTGGAATGTTTGTTTTTATGCGTCAGACGCTGCCCCACCAGACGCTACAACGCGATGCAGAGTATCGATGGCCGTCAAATTCCCGCGTCGGGAAACGGGATTCATTTCAGTTTTTGGGGCCGGGAGAGGAAAAAATCACCCTGGCCGGAACGCTTTACCCGGAGCTCACTGGCGGAAAGTTGACGATGACGGCTATCCGCCTGATGGCTGACCAGGGGCGCGCCTGGCCTTTACTGGATGGCACCGGCACGATTTACGGTATGTACGTCATCAATAATATCAGCGAGACAGGAAGCCTGTTTTTTGCTGACGGTACGGCGCGCAAAATTGATTTTACGCTGACGCTCACCCGCGTGGATGAATCCCTTGCGGCTCTGTATGGCGATATCGGCGAACAGGCCAAATCACTGATTGGCAAGGCGGGAAATATGGCCTTGTCAGTGGCTGGCATGGTGGGGATTAGCTGATGCTCGATATGCTGAATATGAATGCGGGTGGCGTACTGACGCCCGATTTTATGCTGATGCTCGACAGCAAAGACATTACCGGCAATATCAGTAACCGGTTGATGAGCCTGACGATGACTGACAATCGCGGATTTGAGGCTGACCAGCTCGACATCGAGCTCGATGATGCTGACGGGCAGGTCGAGCTGCCAATACGCGGTGCCGTACTGACGCTGTATCTTGGGTGGAAAGGCTTTGCGTTGATGGGTAAGGGAAGTTTTACCGTCGATGAGGTTGAACATCATGGCGCGCCGGACACGGTGACAATCCGCGCCCGTAGCGCCGATTTTCGGGGAACGCTTAACTCACGTCGGGAAGAGTCCTGGCATGACAAGACGCTCGGCGAAATCGTGGCAGCGATAGCGACACGTAACAAACTGACGTCGAGCGTTATACCGGAGCTGGCCGGAATAAAAATTCCGCATATCGACCAGTCACAGGAATCGGACGCCAAATTTTTGACACGACTCGCCGAGCGAAACGGCGGTGAGGTTTCGGTAAAAGCAGGAAAGTTACTTTTTCTGAAAGCCGGTCGTGGAGTGACAGCGAGCGGAAAAGCCATCCCGCAGGTCACGATCACCCGCAGCGATGGCGACCGCCATCAGTTTTCCATTGCTGACCGTGGGGCGTATACCGGTGTGACTGCAAAATGGTTGCACACCAAAGACCCGAAGCCACAAAAGCAAAAGGTTGCGTTAAAACGTAAACCGAAAGAGCAGCATTTACGCGCGCTACAGCACCCCAAAGCCAAACCTGTAACGAAGAAAAAAACGGTGAAGACGCCGGAAGCCAGGGAGGGTGAATATATGGTGGGTGAGGATGACAACGTGTTTGCCCTGACGACAATTTTTTCAACCAAAGCGCAGGCCATGCGAGCCGCCCAGGCCAAATGGGACAAACTGCAACGTGGTGTTGCTGAGTTTTCTATCAGGCTGGCTTTTGGCCGTGCAGATTTGTTTCCAGAAACGCCGGTAGTAGTCAAAGGCTTTAAGAGCGTCATAGACGAGCAGGCATGGATAATCAGCCGGGTGGTGCATAACCTTAGCGGGAATGGATTCACGACGGTCTTAGAGCTTGAGGTCAAGCTTTCGGATGTGGGGTATGAAAGCCTGGATTAATTCACTGGTTTTAATTTAACTGTTTGTTATGTAAGTATATTTTTAGTAACATTAACGTATTGGAAATTATCTGAGGTTTTCGCTATGTTCCACTGTCCAAAATGCCACTATGCTGCTCATGCTCGTACCAGCCGCTATTTTTCTGATACGACTAAGGAGCGCTATCATCAGTGTACGAACATCAATTGCAGTTGTACGTTTGTCACTACTGAAACGGTCGAACGTTTTATCGTGTCACCAGGTGAAGTCGTGCCAGCGCCACCGCACCCGACAACGTCAGGCCAACAGCAAATTCATTGGATGTGA